TCACTTCATGGCTTTACGGCGATCTTTCGGCATCTCCACAATTTCCACTTTGGCGGAATCTTTGGCGACCTTTTCCCTCTTCGCCGCGTTCAGCGTCTCCAGCCGTTCGAAGGCACGCCCGATGGACTCCTCGGACGGATGCACGTACCGCTGAGAAACTGTCACGCTGCTGTGGCCTGCAATCCGCATGATCTCGAAGGCACCCGCGCCGCACTCCCCAAGGCGCGTCAACATGGTGTGCCTTAACGAATGTATCACGAAGTCCTTGGGCAGCTTAATCGCTTCCCGCACACGGTCGTGCTGGTGATCGAGCGAGGTCACCAGGATCGGCGCGGCGGGGGAGTCGCCAGGGAAAAGATAGACCGATTTGCAATCGTCCTTTCGCGTCTGGAGCATCGCCGCCACGCGTTCCGTAAGCTGAACCGTGCGCTTGGCGTTTTTCGACTTGCCGCGGCGGACGTGCAGATACCCGTGCCGCGCGTTCACGGCCGCCTGGAGCCAGATGTCCGACCATAGCAAGCTTGCCGCTTCACCGGCCCGCAAGCCCGTGTCGACCATGAGGAGCGCCGTGTCCTTGAGGGGTTGCGGCGCCGCCGCGAAATACCGATCTTCGGTCTGCTGGTCGAGCACGAAGTCGCGCGTCCGCTCGCCGGCCAGTCGGCCTATCTGCGGAACGGTTCCGATGACCTTCCACTTGAGCGCCAACCGCAGGGCCCGACTTAGCGTGGCCAACTCGCGATTCACCGAACCGGGAGAAACCACCCTGCCGTACCGCGAAAGCTGGCGTCGCCGGGTCTGCTTGTAGGCGTCGATCATGGCTTCGTCGATCTGATCCAGCCGCGCTTTGGCGAACGGGGCGTGCTCCAGCAGGCGCCGGTACTTCTCCTTGTAGAAGGAAACCGTCTCGGGCTTCTCGGCGCAATCGGTTTCAATGGCCGCCGTGAATCGAGTCTCGAATTCCTTCAACGTAGGCGCGGGCGGCCGGTCCAGAATCCCGACCTCGCCCTTGGCAAGCTGGGTCTTGCGCGCGGCCTCGATCTGTTCCGCCACGCGCTTGTTGGTTACTTTCGTGCTCTCACGGTATCGGCGTTGGTTGAACACGAACGCACACCACCAGACGGCGGATTTCACGCGCTTGCCCGTCTGTGGGTCGGGATAGGTGGGTCTGTAGACGCCCATATGGGTCACATTGTACCGGCTTCGAGTATCCTGCCGTAGAGGTCCCGGCACGTTCGGAGATACTTCTCCGACATGCCGTCGGTCTTGGCTCGCTTTCGCCAGTCCCGAATCCGGTCTTTCGTCACTGGACCATTGGTGGCGCGGATGTGTTCCTTCAGCCGATTGCACGCTTCGATCCGACGGTCGGCGGCGTCCAACAGCATTCTCTCGACCTCTTCCAACGGGGGTACAGCGAGATCCACTCCCTCGATCATACGGTCTAGCTCCTGTTCTGAAATATCATCGAAGTCGTTCACGGCCTATCTCACTCCTTCCGCCTTGTTTGGCAGCATTCAGTTTACCTCCCGCCCACAAATCGGCTGCGGTAAACCTGGTATGCCGGCGCCGGATCGGGTCTAGCAGCCGCCGGCCTCAGCAGCTCCAGGCGCGCGACTTCCTGGTCGAGGTCTACACCGTGTGCCCGCAGCCCGCACAGCGCGGCATATGCGTACACCGCACAGTCCAGCCCCTCGGCTGCGCGGCCCTTGCGCCGCTCCCAGGTGCGCTCCGGACGCCCGCGTCGATACGTGGTCTTAAGGTACTCGGAATTCAACTGCTCGAAATACGGCAGCCCCACCGTCACGGGGAAGTGAATGCGGCCAGCGCCCTCGGTGATGCGCAACCGCGCCGCCAGCGTGGCCTTGGGCGAATCCACACCGATCAGCCACACCTTGCCCTTGCGGGCTTTCGATTCTTTCCGCGGCCACACCGGACGCGCCCCGCCATCACCCTTGATGGCCCAGACGCGCCGCCCACGCCGCGCGTCGGCGAAATTGCACACCGCCTGCGTGAAGTGGCCGCCGCTATCGATGCACGTGGCGTGAATCGGCATCTGGCCGGCGAACGGATGCCGCCACGGCTGCAACAAGAAATCGTCGAGCGCCGCCCACAGTTGCGGTGTGGAAGGATCGCCCGGGATCACGCGATGCACCATGAGCCAGCAGTCCTCAGCCCTGCCCCAAGCGAATACGGACGCCTCGACGCGATTGTCTTGAACGTCAACTCCGCATGAAACTACCGCCGCGCCCTCGGGCAGCATCGGCCCGTATTGCTCGCGGCGCGCCATCAGGGCGGCTTCCGTGACTCCCGCTTGCCCAGCGTCATCCCACAGTTCAGCCAAGCTCGTGTTGATGAACGCCCGCAACCGCTCCGGGTTGCCTTGCGCCTTGAGCCAGTCTTCGGCCAGCTCGCCCCAGTCGCGCCATGGCGAGCACAACTCGCTCAGCCGGAACCCCGCAATCCTCGAGCCGGGGTTCTGCGGGCGCCAGACGCCTTGGGCGACCATCCAGGCTTTGCGGTGATGCGGGATCAGTTTCTCGCACTTCTCGCAGCGGTACTCCGCATCCTGCGGCCGGCCCTCAGGCCACTCGACCCGTTTCCAATCGAGCACCTGATACGTGCCGCACAGTGGGCAGGGGATGTAAAACTCCCGCTGGTCGGATTCCTCGAATGCCGCAGCGATGCGCGAGGCATCTTTGATCGTCGGGCTCGAAGTCCAAATGACCTTACGATTCCAGAACGTGCGCGTGCGCGCGATCGCCAGCGCAGCCGGGTCGCCCTCGGCGCCGGCGGATGCTTCGAAGCGGTCTACTTCGTCGAGGAACAGGAACCGGATCGGCCGGCTTGCCAGGCCGGCGGGCGAATTGGAGCCAACCACGGTGACGTGGCCGCCACGGAATCGCCGATGAAAGATCGTGTTGCCCGAATCGCGCCCGCGCGGGTCTGCCACGATGCCGTGAAGAACGGGCATATCGCGGAACATCGGCGCGATGCGATCTTTGGAAAGCGCCTCGGCCATCGGCAATGTTGGCTCGACAATCAGGCACGGCGCCGGGTCCGCGGCCACGACGTGAGCCAGCAGGCAGAGCGCTAACTGCGTTTTGCTCATCTGCGAAGCCCACATGAGCACCACTTCGCTGTGCGGCGAGTGCGGACTCATGCAGTCGAGCGGTTCCACCTGGTACGGGAAGCACTGCCAGTGCCCCGCCTGCACGCTGCCCTCAGACGATAGCCTGACGTGTTCGTTCGCCCAGTCCGAAAGCGGAACTTGTACCGGCGGCCGTACCGCACCCGCTGCGGCGCGAACACAGTCAGCGAGCCTAATAGGCGATGTCATCGGACAGATCTCTTAGGATCGTTTCGCATTCGGCCACGAGGATGGCGTGCGCCTCGCGCACGTCGGCTGCCGCGGCCATCTGCGGCGCCAACTTGTCGGGCAGGCGCAACACGGCCGTTTTGACGGCCGCCAGTATCGTGACCCACCGGTCCCTTACGTCGGAGGCAGGCAGCAGCAGGCCGGCCTTCTGCGCCACTTCCATTTCCCGCAGGCGCGCCAGCGCTACCTCTTTGCGGCGCCGCGCCTCGGTCGCGCTGACTTTGGCCGCCTGATCGGATTTTGAGAGTTTGGGCATCGGACGTTACCTGAATAGTTTTGCCGTCGTGACGTGAAGGAGTGGCACGCGGGAGACGGCATCGCGGAGTAAGTTGCCCCGCCCCTCATGGCGCACCGAGAGAAGACGTAGCCCGGCACGCCGAACTGAAACTATGCCGGTCCCGTCTGGCCGGTCCACTCCACGTTGCAGCGAACCGTCGTGACACCGTTGCCGGCGGCGGTCACTGCGTAGCCCACCAGAGGTTTCGATCCGCTGCCGGCGGTCTTGGTCAACTTGCCCGCCGCGGAATCGTAGTACACCCGGTCGCCGGCCGCGATCACGTCAGTCGTCACTTTCGGCAGATCGAACACGCCGTCGGTATTCAACTCAACGTCGGTTCCGTTAGCGGCATCGTAGCAGGCCACTCCGAAGATGCTGCCCACCGCTACCGGATCGCCGGACTTGCAGTCCGCCGGCGCCGTCACGGTGATGATTTCACCCTTTTGAACGTAGTTCTTCATGCTCAAATTCCTCTCGAAGTCTGAATTGTGAACTGTCTGGATTGGGGAGATTGCACGGCGGCAATCTCCCGGTCAACCCGTTTCAACGCCTCGTCCAGTTCCGCTTGCGGACGCCGCTTCAACGAACGCTCAGCAAACTGAACATCGGGCGCGCCCATCTCGGCGAGAATGCTGTCCCGCTGCGCTTGCAAATTGGCCAGCGTCGCCATACTACGCCCCCGGATTGGTGTAGGCGCCGCGGAAGTCGATGCCGCCCGCGCCGAAGTCGAGACGAGCGCGGATTTCCACGCCGTCCACATCGAAGCCCAGGCGCGTTTCCACCTGCACGCCTTCGAACCCGCTCAGGTAGGCGTACTCGATCACGGGCAGGACGGCCGGATCGGCGAACACGTACCAGCGGGTCGCGCTCACGGCGTCGAGGCGCGGGTCCACTACCAGCGTCATCGCGCCCGCGAACGGGTTCACGCTGGCCGGAGTGTTGGGATAGAACGGCGCCAAGTACTTCTCAGCAGTGGTTTCCAACGCCGCCGGCACCACGAGGTACTTGGGAGTGGCGTTGATCGGAATGGTTCCGTTCAGGCCCTTCATGCCGCGCAGAGCCAGCCGCGCCGCGCCGAAGGCGGTATCGCTGATGACCGCGCCCGCCGCCGCCTTGTTGCCGTGCGCCGAATCGAAGATCGGCTTGGTGTCGGCCAACGTCGGCCCGTTGCCGCTGTTCGAGGTAAGCAGAGTAACGAGAAGCTGATTCTCGAATTCCTGCGCCGCGATGCCCCAGCCGCTCGCGATGTCGGCCAACAGCCCCAAATCGTCGTTGATGAGAAGCTGCCGGCTCATGGAGAACACCTTGCCGTAGGTCGCCACGGCGTAGGTCTGCCGGTCATCCAGGATCGATCCCCGCTTGAACTCGCCGCTCTGGTTCACCTTCTCCAGCGTCGGCAGTTCGCCGCGCCGGATGATGTTGCGGCCCTTGAAGTCGGGATGCGACGCGCCCCGCTTGCAGACAACCTTCAAGCCGGACGGCGCGACCTGGTAGTACTGCGCCGCGATCTTGTTTGCGAACACGCCCACGATATTTGCCAGATCGGACGTGGTGTTCAGCGAACGCGTGACGACTTCGGCGTCGCTGCCGAAGGCGTTCATGCCGCGCTGGCGCAACAGGTCGCGCGCCAGATCGGCCAGCCGGCGCCCCACGAACGGGCGCGCCTGCTCGCTCGGCTTGAAGGTGGAGTCGACGCGGCAGTACAGCGCCTCGCCCGCCGCCCGCGTCAAGTCGTCCGGCGCCTGCTCCCGCGTCACCGCGGCCGGTTGCCGGTTGTCGATAACCGGGGTTCGCCGCGCCAACTCGGCCACGGCCGCGGCGCGGGCATCCTCAATCGTGGCGTTCCGCGCGATCAGTCCGTCGGCAAACTCGCCCGGCAGACCCATCAGGGAAGCCATGTTTCGTACTTGCTGTTGCAGTTCTTCGTTCATGTTTTGCCCTCTCACTCTCGCCCCCGCATCCGCCGCGAGTGGCGTAAAACTGATTTCCTTCGGCGCCCACCGGGTCGCCGTCTTGATCCGCGTGCCATCGGCCCGCTTTTCCGTCTGCCACGTCTGCACCGTGTAGCCCGCGCTCACGCTGCGAATGATGCCCTGTTCCACATCGCGAGCGACGCCCTGCACCTCCGGGCGTTCGGAGAACTGGACGGTCGCCACGCCCCGCTTGCCGTCCACGCTCGCGTCGGTCACCACACCCAGGACCGCGCGCACGCTGCTGAAGCGGTCGTGATTGTCCAAAAGCGGGCCGCCGATCAATTGCGACAGATCGACGGCCGCCGGCTCCATGCTCAACCGCTCGGTATACGGCCCCTCGAAATCGCTGCGGTTAACCCCCGCGCCCGTCGAGAAGATCACCTGAACGGTGCGCTTCTCCGCGTCAAAGGTGGACGGTTCGAATGGCGCCGTCCTCGTCAGTAGCTCTTTGCTCATCGTTTCCTCCCAAATTCCCGCCACGCCCACAACTGAATCAGGAAGCCGCCCTGCGGCTCTGAAATCAGCAGGAGCAGTGGGCCCTCCGGCTTTTCCCGGCCCGCGACGAAGTCGCGAATATCAACCACGCGGGCGTCGCGCTTCAGCTTGCCCCAAAACTCTTTGCGGCTAACACCAAAATCGGCCATGACATCGACGGCGTAGGCGACGGGGATCTTGCGCCCCGCGGCCCGTTCGATCTGATCGAGCAGTGCCACGATTACGCCTGGGCGGACGGCCCCGCGTCCAGTTGTGCTTGCCCTCCGCTCTGTTGCTCCTGCCCCTGCAAGGTCGTGCGGCGCGGATCGCTATCCAGCGTCAGCCCCAACGCATCGGCGCGCTGATTGTCCGCGGCAATCTCCCGGTCGATATCCTCCACGTTCCAACCGATCTCCGATACGGCTTCGGCCCGGCTCATCAGGCCCGCGCGAATCTTCTGAACCACGGCCAGCGTCTCGTGGCGTTCATCGAGCATCGCTATCTGCGGCCCGATCCAGCGCGCCCGCGCCGGCTGCGGAATCACACCCAGCGACACGGCAAGCCGCATCCAGCGCTCCAACACCGGCGTGCAGAACTGCGGAACCATCAGCGCGTGCTGAACGGCCTCGATATGCCGCCGCCACTCAAGCAAAGCCATGCGGCCACTGGCGAACGTGCAAGTGGAAATGTCGTTTGCCAGGACCTCGTAAGGGACATTGACGCCGGACCCGATCTTCCGCAACGTGGAGCGCACAAACGGGTCGTAGGTCGGCCCCGCGTCCGGCGGCTCGGAGAATGCCACAGCCTCGCCCGGTTGCAAGCGGCACATCGAACCAGGTTCCAGCGTCGGCACCGCGTCCGTGCTGTTCAGTGGGTTGCTGCCGTCCCCAGTCTGAACGTAACCGGTGAACAGGCTGGCAATCTTCTGGCGCACCAGCGCGGCTTCCGAATACTCTTGCAATTCCCGCAACGCCAGCAGCACGGGAGCCAGCCAACTCACGCCGCGCTCCGCACCCGGCATCACGGGCTTGAAGATGTGCAGGCACTCCGACGCCGGCACGAATACCGAATGGTAAGGCGTCAGCACCAGATTCGGATGCCGCTCGAACAGCCAGTAGCCCACGCGCCGCACGCCCCCGTGCTCATAGCGGATGCCCGCGTAGGTGTCCTGGTCCACGCGCGACGTGTCGAGGAATTCCGGGCCCAGGACTTGCAGCGCCAACGGTACGGGCGCGTCCGGATTCACCGCGAACCGAACGAAGCATTCGCCCGACACAGCCACGGTCTGAAGGACCAGATACGAGAGCGCAACCCAATCCAGCCGGCCGGCCGCATCGCACGAAGTCGCCCACGCGTCCCAGGCTTGGGTTGCGGCGCGGTCTTTGAACTGCGGATTGACGCCGCCCGCCCCAATGGCCGCCGTTACGATCCCGTCAACGATCTTGCGCGCCCACGGGTTGTTGCGGTACTCGCCCTCGGCGCGGGCGCGCACCAGGACGGGGTTGTCGACCCACGCGTTCACCGCCGTGGGTTGCGCGCTCCAGTTCGCCAGGCGGTTGCCGCCGCCCGCGGCATCCCACAGGGCCGAACGCGTGCGCACTTCGGCGCCCCGGCCCAGCAGGCCGGCAAGAAATGATCGGATGTTCATGAATCCCCCTCGAATTTCAGGTCTGTCGCTAACGCAATCGTGCAATCCGTTTACCCGCCCGCCGCCGGCTCAAAAAATCCTTTGGCGGGTGGGGTATAGGCCGCTGCCCCAGTAGCACCCGATGGGGCGGTGGGGTGTTGGTTAAAACTTCCGCCGGGTCTGCTGGGTCTGCTGAATGCAGTACGCTATTCCCCCTCCACTGCTGGGTCTGCTGGGTCACCCTGCACTACTCTCCCTGTGGAGGGGATACAGGCATGTCCAACGCAGACCCGGCAGACCCAGCGGAGTTATTGACCAGAATCACCGTTTTGCCTCCGCGCCTGGGATGTCGTTCTCTTCGAGCGAGTCGCCCAATACGCTCAACGGCCCGCGCCACAGGTCCATCATGACCCGCTGGCCCTCTTGAACCCTCTCGATGCCTCTGTGGTACTTGAACCCCAGCGATGCCAATTCCCGTGTCATGTCGGCTTTCCGGATTATCGTAGCAGTCACCCGCGGCAGGGATGCCCATAGGCGCAACTTGTGTGCGTTCAGAAACACGCTGCCGTCGTAGACAAATACAAACGGCGCGGGAATGGAACCACCCTCGATTCCATCTGCGGTGTATGGATCGCGCTTCCACCCGCGAACCTGAAGCATGTAGCGGAACATATCGGCATCAGACCGCGCCACAGGCGAACCCGCGCGCCTGAAGCACATGGGAACCAAGTCCGCCAACTCAACCTGCATCTCGTCGCCGGAATTGATGACAGTCGCGAGGCGTACCATCAAGCCCGCCGCCGGCTCCCAGATGGCCTTGATTCTGGCGCGGGGAGGCGATGGTATCAGCGTCCGCAGGTACTTCAGGATGATCGCCTGCGACTTGGCGAACGAAAGCAGTTCCGCCGTGTTCTCCCACTTCACCCGCTGTCCTGCGGCGTACCCGAAAATCATGTCGCCGGACATCTCGGACTTTTCCCACACCAGCCCGACATCGGCGAATACCGGCATGGCGTTCAAATCCGCGATGCTGGCGCCGGCATTAGCGGCAGGCATCGGCGCCGTCTTGCCAGTTGCGGAACGTTGGCGTTCCTGCGCAGCCCATTGCAACGCCTTCTGAATTGTCGCCTGCCCGTAGGTCCGCCCGTCAGCGAAGTGCTTCTCATCCCACTTCGGCCGCATACGCTCCGACATGCGGAATGCTTGGTCAACTCCCGTTGTATCCAGCCCCAAGTGATACGCCAGGAAATTACAGAACGCCAGGTCGGCGCGGCTCGGGTCGGGCTTGCCGGCAGCGTAGTGACCGCAGGCGCCGCCCAGCCACAACTCATCGAACGTCGGGACGTTCGCCCGCGCCGCCTCCAGTTTCGCGCGCAATGCCGCCTGTTCGTCGCTGGTGAATTCCCGCGTGGGTTCCGGCGCAGTCATTGGTTCCACGGCGAGCACCGCAGGAATAGCCGCCGTTGCGACACAGGTGGCCACGGGCGCGCCGATGAGGCGCCAGAGCCAGTCCACATCGCCCTCGTGCTCAGATACGTTTAGCGGGCTCGTGGCGTACCTTTTGCCGGTCACCGTGAAGTACCTGCCCCGCTGGTACACCTCGATGCCGCCGTCGCCGTACGGGCGCCGCGTTCCGGTCCCGTCCGTCAGTCCCGCGAGCGTTCCGCGCACCCAGATCTTGATTCCTTTTCCGCTCGGCGAAACCTCGCTGTACGTGTCGGCGAACCGTTCCAGGATGGGCGCGGCCCACGGTTTCAGCGAGCCGTCCGGCGTCAAGCAGTCGTCCAGGTCGATTCCGGTGAACGGGTCATCGGTTGCGAACACGAAGCCGACGCCCATCTCCGGACGCTGGCTGGCCGCCGCCATAACTTCGGCGAAGGTGCTCCAGGTGGACGGCGTATCGCTCTTGGCAAACGCGCCAGTCGGCGTGCGCGGGCACTTCGTGAACTTGCCGCCGCGGCACTCGAACGTCCATGCCACCCACTGCTTGCGCGTGGTAAGGCACTCGGGCAGCGCCGCGCCCGCATCTGGCACAACCATTGCCGGCTTCGTCTGCATACTCACTCGCGCACCTCCAGCGCGTCCAGGACGCGCTCCAACACCTCGCGCGGCACTTCGCCGCCGCGTAGCAGATCGCGTGCCGTCAGGTCACTCTGCGAGCACGGGATGCTGAGCCAGTACTGGTCCAGCCCGTGCGCGTCCGCGAGCGCATCGAGCACCAGTCTCACCACGCGCTCTGCGCGGGC